CGATACCCAGACATCGGCTCCGGCAAGTGAGATGACCCATGCCGATGTACGCTCGTGGGGATGTGGCTTGGGGCCTGTGCCAGCGGTGCGGCCTTCGCTACTATTTGCACGAGCTCGTGTTCGACGGCTACTACCCGAACCTTCGGGTCTGTAACGGCTGCTACGACCCGCCGCAGCCCCAGGAGCGGCTCGCGATCGTCACTGACCCGGTGGCGCTCTACAAGCCGGCGGTCGACACGATGTATGTCTCACCGCCCGTGCTCACCCTCGAGCAGGTCGGCGATGAGGTCATCCTGAATTGGTCCGGGTTCAACCAGATCAGTGGGGATTTGGGGACGGAAAGCGTCGATGACTATGGGCCAGGCCAGGGCAAGAGCCCGGTCGGCTCCTCGAGCGGCGCCAATATCACCTCGGGCTACTACGTCAACCGCTCGCCCGACGGCATCAATTGGAGCGTGATCGCCATGCTCCCGAACACGGCCGATGACTTCGGGGCGTTCGTGGTCGAGGTGAACACCTACACCGACTCACCCGGCGTTGGGACCTGGTATTACTCGGTCACCGGCTTCGATGTGCTCGCCCACGCGGAGTACGGCTAATGCCGGCCGCCACCTCGAACGTCCTTCAGGTCACGGTCGCCCCCGAGACCCAGGCCGCGACCCCGACGTTCTCCCCGCCCGCGGGCACCTACACGAGCGCGCAGGAGGTGACGATCAGCACGGCGACCCTTGGCGCGGCGATCTACTTCACCTCGGACGGTTCGACCCCGGACTCTCCGCCCACCGGCACGACGGAACTCTATATCGGCCCCGTGACGGTCGGCTCCTCCGAGACCTTGAACGCGATCGCGGTCGCCCCGGGGTACCTGAACTCGGACGTGGGTAGCGCGGCGTACGTCATCGACCTTGCGCCCTCGCTCGTGCTGAACCCGGTGGTGCAGGACACCTATCGGCAGGGCGGCTTCAATTTCAATGCCAACGATCTCACCTGGAACGACATCGGCGCGGATCACTACGATGTGTGGCGGAACTTAAATAGCGCGGGCTTTGCGTTCCTCGCGACCTCCGGCGACCCCGCGGACTATGCGGACGCGGGACTTGCGAACTCCTGGGTATTGGGCACCTATGAGTACTTCATCCTCGCCAAGGACTCGGGCAACAACACGATTGCGACCTCCAACACCGAAGGCACGACCTGGACGTAACCCATGCAAGGATTCAACTACACCCAGCTTTACGCCGCGCTCCAGGCCTGGCCTGTGAAGAACTCGAGCGTCTACCTCGCGAACCTAAATCGCATGATCTACCTGGGCGAGCTCAGGCTCGTGATAGACCTCGATCTCGATATCTTCGATGTGAACGACCAGGTCACGGCGACCCTCGGCGCCACCTCGATCGCCAAGCCCAATCAGTCGATGCCGCTCGCCTTCACCGCCCCCATTGCTCAGAATGCGACCTCCGCGACTCTGGCCTCCGCCTGGACCGGGAATACCGGTGCGTACGTCGTGACCTTCTCCGACAACGAGATCCAGGCGGTCACGCTCACCAAGACCCAAACGACCGCGACCTGGACCTTGCCGATGGCGGCCGCGGTCTCGGAGAACGGCACGATCAACCCGCAGATGGTGGTCGAGCGAAACCTCTGGTCGATCTACAACGGCTTCCCGCGGACCATGGTGAAGAGGTCCTGGGATTTCGTGACCATGTATGCCCAAGCAAGCGCCGCGCGGCCGCTCTACTTCGCCGATGAGGGGACATCCGAGTGGATCATCGCCCCGCCCTGCGATGCGAACACGAGCGCGTTCCTGCGCCGTTACATCCAGCGCCCGGTCTCGATCATCATTGCCCAGAACACCTGGTTGGGCGACAACGTCGGGCAGCTCCTCTTCGTCTGTTGCCTGATGGAGATGGAGCATTTCATCAAAGCGGATGACCGCTACGCCGACATGAAGGCAAAGTATTACGAGGAACTACTCCCCAACGCGCGCGGCGAGATCATGATCGCCGCGCGCTCCGGCCAGTACGCACCTTTGGCACCGACCGCCTCGGTACCGGGACCGCCGGCGCCGCAGGCCCAAGCACAGGGGTAGACCAAGTGGCTGATTCATTCACAACTTTCTTGCAGGTCCGCCTGCCGGCGACGGGCGCCTATAACAACACCTGGGGAGCTACTTTAAATTCCGATGCGCTGAACCTGCTCGACACCGCGATCACCGGCTGGACCGCGGTGAACTTGGGGTCAGCCGACACCTATTCGCTTCCCGCGATGGCGCAAGGCTCAGCCTCGATCGCCCGCTACCTCACGATCTATTTCGTCTCGACCGCCTCGTCCCCGATCACGGTGACCGTCCCCCCGTCGGTGGTCGGCAAGCAGTACCTCATCAACAATCAGACCGGTCAGACGATGACCTTCACCTATGGCTCCGGTGCCACGGTGACGGTCGATGCCGGGCTCCTCCAGTTCATCTGGTGCGATGGCTCAAACTGCTACGCCCCGTCCGCCGGCGCCGCCTCCGCCGCGGCCCTGAACGGGGTCCCCGCGGCCAACTGGCTCCGCCAGTCGAGGACCTCAGCCGAGATTGCCGCTTCCACCATCGTCACGAACTCCTGCACGATCCCGACCGCCTGGCCGTTCGTGGTCGTGACCGAGGCGCCCACCACCACGATCGACTGCGACAACGGGAACGCGCAGCAGCTCACCCTCACCGGTAACCGGGTCATGGCCGCGCCCGTCAACGTGCAGGACGGCATGGAGATCGAGCTCTGGGTCATTCAGGACGGCACGGGCTCGAGGACCTTGACCTGGAATGCGGTTTTCTTATTTCCCAATGGCTTGACGCCAACGCTCGGCACGGGTCCGGGCGCGATCGACAAGTTCATGCTGAAGTACAACGCCTCTTTGAATAAGTGGGGCGTTGGGCAGTTCGGGAACTTAAACGCGGGGGCGGGCACGACCCTCCCGCTCACGATCTCCTCCAACTGCTTGAACTGGTCCCTGAAGGCGGTGCTCGGCACCTTGGGGAGCCCGGCGACCATCAATATCCTGGTGACCAAGGGGACCATCATCCAGTCGAGCGCCGCGGGGACGCCGGCGATGGACCTCTCCGGCATGATTTCCGGCTGCACCATCAACCTCACGAACTTGGGCTACATCCAGGGCCGAGGCGGGGATGGCGGGGATGGCGCGCAAGCCGCCTATCCCGGATCAGGCACGGCCATTGTCGGGGCGGCCAACGGAAAGGCCGGTGGGAACGCTATCCTGGGACCTGGATCGGGGTGCACCTTCAACGTCACGAACGGAAGCGGCTTCATCTGGGGTGGTGGTGGCGGCGGTGGCGCTGGGGGCGCCTACGACGGCGTCTCGAGCACCGGTTGCGGTAACGCGGCGGGCGCCGGTGGCGGCGCGGGCGGTGGCCGGGGAGGCCGAGGCGGTCGTGGGGCCTATATCTCGGGCGCCTATACCCCGGGCACGGATGGCAACGATGCGACCGTCGGCCCGAATGGCACCTTCGGCACGGCGGGGAACTCCGGCACCGGCGCGAACTCGGGCGCAGGTCAATCCGGCACCTCGCAGTCGGGCGGCGACTGGGGGACCGTGGGGACCAATGGCACGAACCCGGGGACGACCACCACTGGCCACTACGCGCCCTTCTCAACGGGTGGCGCCGCCGGCAAGGCGATCGAGCTCTCCGGCGGCTCTGCGACCTTCGTCTCAGGGTCCGGCTCCCCGAACACCAAGGGCGCCGTCTCGTGATGGGGCGCCGTGTGGCCGGGTTCGATTGGCATCTCTGGGAGCCGGGCGACTACGGCTACTCCTGGGAAGATGTCGCTTGGATCGGCATCACGCCGAATGACCTGGCGGCGAATCTGGGTGCCCACAAGATCACCGAGCACGAGAACGGCACGATCACCGTCGAGCCCTCGATCGAATGCTGGGGGCGTCGCACCAAGGAACTCGCCCGCGCAGAGGGCGCCTACTGGCACGGCTACCTCGAGGCAGGCGTCTGGAGGGCCGCATGAGCGGACAGCGCCGCGCGCAGTACGTGTCCATCCCGCTGGGCCCCGGGGTCCTGTCGAATGTGACCGGCCGCGCGGCGCACACCCGCATCAATTACATGAACTGGGATCGGTGGAAGGATTCCTCCTGGGTGCGCTGGCACAAGCTGATGCCGGAGAAACAGAACGGGTGGGCCTACCAGGCGCTCGTGAGCTCGGGCGGGAATGCGATGACCTACCTCGGCATGGCGCGAGGCTTGAAGGACTGGGCGAGCTACGATAACCAGTACTGGATCGCGATCGGGACGCACCTGAAGCTCTACGTCGTCAATTCCGGGGTGCTCTATGACATCACCCCGATCAGAAACACGGCGAACCTCAATAACGCCCTCTCGACCACGAACGGCTCCCCGGACGTCAATGTCACTGACAATGGGTCAAACGGCCAGGGGCACCAGGCGAACACGGGGGACTTCATCGATTTCCCCTCCCCCGGCGTGACCATCGGCGGCTTGACGCTCGTCGGCACCTATCAGTTGAGCGTCGTTGATCCGTTCAACTACACGATTGTCGCCTCAAGTAACGCGACCTCGACCGTGACCGACGGCGGCGGGGCGATCTCGATCAATTACGAGATGTACACCGGGCTCCCTGCGAACGGGCAGCTCTTGGGCTACGGCACGGGCGAGTATGGCGAAGGCACCTATGGCACCCCCCGCGCGGCAGGGACCGGGATTCTCTCCCGCATGCGCACCTGGTCGCTCGACAACTACGGCCAGGACCTGATCGCCTCCGAATCCGATGGGGAAATCTACTGGTGGCAACGAATCTCAGGCCCGAACACGCCGGCGGCGATCATCCCGGAAGCCCCCTTGAACGTGCAGCGCTGCCTGGTTGATGCCGCGCAGCGGGTCATCATGGCGCTGGGGTCCACCGATGTGACCTCGAGCTACGACCCCTTGCTCGTGACCTGGTGCTCGCTCGATGACATCACCGATTGGGTCGAAACCGACGAGAACACGGCGGGAAGCTACCAACTGACCGCGGGCTCGAGGATCATCACAGGGCTCAAGACCAAGGGCCAGAATTTGATCTGGACCGACACCACGCTCTACCGCCAGCAGTACGTCGGCGGGACCGACATTTATGATTTCTACCCCGCGGGGATCTGCTACATCGTAGGTCCCAATGCCGCGGTCGATGTGGACGGCATCGCCTATTTCATGGGGTTCGACAATATCTACAATTACTCGGGCACCTTAAATCTTCAGGCCTGCGATTGCTGGTCGACCGTCTTTGACCCCAATTTCCAGACGAGCTTGAACCGCGCGCAATCAGAGAGCGTCGAGTGCTTCACCTACGAGCCGCGCTCGGAGGTGACCTGGCTCTATCCCTCGATTGGCCGCCAAGCGATCGCGTTGACCTTCTCCGGCACCATCGACCAGGGTGCGACCTCCGGCACCTTGGCCGCCGCCTGGACCGGCACCACGGGCCTCTACAACGTGCAGTTCTCGGATCAGGAGATGCAGGTTGTCGCGCTGACGAACGGCGCGACGACGGCGACCTGGGGGCTGCCGCTCTTGGGGAACGTCTCCGCCGGCGCCTCGATCTTGGGGAACGACCGCTACGTGACCTTCAACTGGGACGATGGGATCTGGTACTACGGGGCCTGGGATCGGACCGTCGCGCAAGGGAGGTCCCCAGCGATGGGCGGCTACCCGTACGGGGCGAACGCCGGGTATCTCTACCAGCATGAGATCGGGACCGATGCGGTTGAGCCCTACGGGACGGTCGCCATCCCCTGGTACATGGAGTCCTTGGACATCACCATCGGCGGGGCGAAATCCGAATACACCATGGGCGGATCCGATGCGCGCTTCACCATCGGCGGCTCGGATTCGCACCTCCGCGTGGTCTCGATGCTCCCTGACTGGCAGTACATGACAGGGGAGATGAACATCTACCTCTTCTCGAAGGACCGCCCGCAGGATGCCGAGTACACCCAGGATGGGCCCGTCGCCTTCAACTCGAGCCAGGGCCAAATCGATATCGATGCGCATGGGTCGCAGATCGTCATCCGCCTGGACAACCTCACGGGCGAGGGCGGCGCGCCGTCCTTGGGCTCGAGCTTCCGGATGGGGGTCTGGCAGGGGCTCGCCTTCCCGTACGCGAAAAGGTAGGCCGTGGCCACGAAGACCACGCGGATCGGGAACCTCGATATCCAGTTCCAGCCGGTCTGGGACCCGATCAAGGCCAACCAGCTGGTGCAGTCGCTCCAGCAAGTCATCGCGAACGTCAACACCCAGAACGCGGCCATTGCGGCGATTGCGGCCGCGGAATCCGCTGGGGTCGCCCCCCATGTGTTTGCCAGCGAAACGGGGTTGGGTCCCGAGCACACCGTTTCGGGGCTCGTCCCGGGGAACGTGGTGGTGGCCACCTCAGAGACCACGGCTGAGTTCGCGGCGCTTCAATTCGGGCAGATCGCGCAGGTTGATTCCAATACGTTCTTGGAGCCTGCGCAGGGCGATGTCATCACCTTCATCGATGGCTACTGGTCGGCCGCGCCGTCTAACCCGCTGAACCTATCCGACCCAGGACAGAACGCGCTCGTCGCATGGAGTGAGTCCACCTCGAGCTACGCTTGGGCGATACCCGATGACAGCCTGATCTTCGCTGGCGGCACGCTCTCCGTGAACCAGGGCGTCATCGTCCACGCGAACCTCGAGGGCCTGGAGTACGTCGTCGGGACGGGCGATACCCTGATCGCCAACGATCACCCGCAATACGCGCTCCTCGCCGCCGCCAACACCTGGGAGGCGCTCCAGACCTTCGCGGCCGGGCTCGTATCCGATTCCGATATGGACTTGACCGGGAACCTCGAGCAGATCGGCACGGAGCCCGAGTGGCGCATCCAGAACACCCCGGACACCGTCGATGAGGGGACCTGGCGCATCCACGCGGAGCCCGGGCAGTTGATGTTCGCAAGCGTCTCGGACGATGGGTCGGACGGGGAGAACTGGCTCACCGTCACCCGCATCGCGGAGATCGTCGATCAAATCAACCTTCAGGGGAACAGTTTCACCTTCAACGGCGATTCGGTCTGGACGCAGGGGAACGTCAAGCCGGGGAACAACATCTTCCTGACTCAAGATCCCCTCGGGAATCCCGTGATCAACGCGGCAAACCCAGGGTCCGGGAGCGGTGGGACCGGCCCTGCAGGACCGGCAGGTCCTGCGATCGCCATGGTCAGGCGCGGGGACATGGGGCGCCGCGGACCGCCCGGCGGCGCCGGGCTTCGAGGGGTGCAGGGCCTTCAAGGCCTTTTGGGCGCGGCCGCCTACCTTCGAGCTCGAGAAGGGCCGCGCGGGCGCTGGGGACCTCCCGGACGGGATGCGAGCGCGATCTACCAGCAGCGCGGGGTGACCTGGTCGAACGCCCTCCAGGCCCTGACCACGGGGGCCGTGCAGGACGTATCGATCCTGATCCCCGAGGACTCGACCATTCTCCGCGCGACGATCCTCACCAAGGGCGGCACGGGCTCCTGTTCGGTCGATATCTGGACCGTGCCGATCGGCTCATACCCCCCGCTGGTATCGAACAGCATCTGCGCCGGCAATTACCCCTCGATCACCGCCGGCCAGGTCTACGACTCGACCGCGCTCACCGGCTGGAATGTCACCCTGCCGAAGGGCAACACGGTCACCTTCCACTTGCGCTCGACCTCGGTCTTCACCGAGATCGTCTTGATGCTGACACTCCAGCGCACCGGGGTTGCCAACATCAACGGCTACACGAACGCCATGGCGATCGGCGCGGTCGCGGCGGCGCTTGCGAACACCGGGAACATCGCCTTCACTTACTCAGGCGGGGCGATCAGCGCGAATTACGCGGCGCCCTCTCCGGGGACGCTTCACGCAACGGTCGGGTATGACACCCTGGCCTCGGGCACGATCTTGCAGTGGGGATCCGTCTCCGCGGCGAACTCAGGCGGTGTCCAGGACTTGGCCGTCGTCTTCGCAACTCCATTTCTTGCCGACATCATCGTGGTCGCGCCCGTGGGCAATCGGAGCGTTGCGAGCATGGGCCAGTCCGCTGAGGGCAGCAATTACGCGACGAACTTGAGCCTGACCGGGTGCACGATATCGGTCGATCAGGGACCTTCCGGAACAACGACCGGCCGCTATTTGGCGCTGGGGTGGTGACATGACGACTGCATCGACCAATACCACGATCGCGAACACCTCGAACGCCACCTTCCAGGCATGGGTCTCGGAGGTCCTCACGAACCTCGTGACGAACTGCGGGATGACGCAGACCGCGGACACGGGACAGATCAACCCCGCGACTGTGGCGCTCCCCGGTGCAGGGGCGACCTCGGCGGGTTACGCCATTCTCGCCTTCAATGACACGCTCCAGTCGACTGCGCCGATCTATCTCAAGTTAGAGTTCGGGACCGGCGCAACGACGGTGGCTCCCGGGTTATGGATCACGATCGGAACCGGAAGCAATGGCTCCGGCACGCTAACGGGTACCGTCGGAACCCGGGTCTACACCGGCGCCAACGGCGCGCCTCAGTCGACCGGCACGAATTACACATCGCGCTATTGCTATAACGCGAGCCTTGGTATCGCGTGGATGGTCCTTAAGATCGGGTCTCAGTCGGTGGGCTCTCCGAATAGTTCGAGTGGCGGCTTTGTAGTCTTTCGTTCGGTCAATAGCAGTGGTGCGCCGACGGCGTCCTCGGCGACCCTCTGGTCGCAATCAGTAGGGACGACGATTAGCCCCGATCCACCCTATTCACAGGCGATTTTGTATGGGCCGGCCACCGTCGCTGGGCCCACCACCAACCTCACCAATTCTGTAGCGTACGTTCCATTCAGCGTCACCAGCACGCTCGTCGGGACAAATGGCCAGGTATTTCCGTGCTTCCAAAATGCCGGTATCTCCACCGCTCCGGGGCTGGGAGTTACGAGCCAGGCGGCCTTCTGCCTTCTGTCGGAGGTAGCGGTGAACGCCACGGTATCGATGACGATTTTGGGCTCTACCCCTGTGACGTATATCTCCGTGGGAAGCGCCTTTAGCATGAGCGGCGTTGCACTCACAGCGCTCTCATACAGTCCCGTCACCTACGGATTTCTCTTACCGTGGCAGTAAAAAATGGCTAACACCTTCGTTCCGATCTCACCGATTCCCGCAGCCTTTCCCAACTACCCCGCATTTGCTGCTGTGGTGGCGCCGATTCAGCCACCGCCGACGGGGCCGATCGTCCCGATCACGCCGCTCCCGGGGAACCCATTCGGTTCCTCGCAGGCCATGTAACATTCGAACCAAGGAGACCCCATGCAAGCCAAGATCCTCAATATCCCGCCCGCGTTCATCCCCGCAGCTGTCGGGAACCTCTTGAACTGCGCCTTGGGCTCGCTCTCCGGCCCCGTCGGCTTCACCATGACGCAGCCATACCTCGTGATCAAACGCATCCGGATCATGAATCTCGACTCCGCGCAGCACATCGTGACGCTCTACAAGGGCGCAACCGGCGGCTCTGCGGCGGGCACCCAGTGGGGGTTCGCGGCGACCCCGATCCCCGGCGGGAGCTCTGTCGAATCGTTCGAGGAGGCGCGGTTCGATTCGGGCGATTTCCTCACCGGCATTTGCGACACGGCCTCGGTCTGCATCATCAACATTGATGCGGATATCTGCCTTGCCGGGTAAGCGGGCGCCGAGTAGAGTCAGCCCTCCCATGCTCTACGACCTCACCAAGCCGATCACCGACATCCAGGGCAAACCCCTCCATGCGGATCAGAAGCCTGGGCCCGATGGCAAGGGGTTCGTCGAGGATACGGACTCTGCGCCCCTGACTCTCGGCATCGTCCTGATCCGCGCGGCGCTCTACGTCGAGGGCGGCACGAACCCGCCGGCGGAGGAGAAGTTCCACCAGGCGGAGCTCGCCGACAAGATCGTCCGCGGCGGCGAATCGGTCGATTTGACCACCGAGGAGATGGGGCGCCTGCGCACGGCGGTCGGTCGCATGTACATGCCGACGATTCTCTTCCGGGTCTGGAGACTCCTCGATGCCCACGTTGGGACCGAACGGCCGAACTGACTGGACCGGCTCTCCCGATGGGGGCCTGGTAAAGGGGCCCTTCCGGGACTGCGAATGCATCTCGCACCACGCGCATGGTCCATCAGGTCATCGCGGCTGCTCGCTCTGTCACCCGGAGCTGCTGGTGCCAACTGCTGACATTCCGCTTAAGGACCCCAACCCCTAGAGTCCTCCCATCCCGCGCGGGTGTTACCCGTGCGATGGTGAGAGGCCCGACATGATTTCATTCATGGTGCTGTCCGCACCCCGCTCAGGCTCGACCTGGGCCTCGAACTGGCTCACGACCGGCGGCCAGGTCTGTCTCCACGACCCGGTGCTCGATATCGCCGTTGAGCACCTGGACAACCTCCCCTACATCCGCCGCTATGGGCTTGCCTGCACGGCGCTCCCGCTCCTGACCGACTGGTGCAACAGCCACCCGGCGCCGAAGGTGATTCTCCACCGCGAACTTGAGGACGTGAACGCGTCCTTGGAGCGGATCGGCCTCTCCGCGCTCCCGGCCAAGCACTGGGACGGGCTCTTGGATCGCCTCGCCGGCTGCCACGTGTACTACCGGGACCTCTTTCGCCCGCCGACCGCGCGCGCCATCTGGGAACATCTCTGTCCCTGGGAGCCATTCGATCCCACCCGGCACTCGTTTTTATCGGCGATGCATATCGACCCTCATTTCCCCCGCGTCCGCGTGAACCACGACCGGACCCGGGAGTTTCGTGACCATTTGAGAAAGGCGCTCGCATGAAGGCTGCACAGAAGAAGGCCCAACAGGCCGTCATCAAGAACGACCCCATCCGGATACTCCGGCGGGGTATCAATGTGCGCCCGCTCCTGGATCAACTCGAGGCCCAGCCCGAGCTCTGGAATCAGAACGTGTTTCGCACCTTGGGCAATGCCAATGAGGGCTACGGCAACCCGCACAAGCGCATCTCCGACATCATCGTGAGGTTCAACGACTGGAAGAACTGGAAGGGCGACCGGCAGAAATTCAACGAGCGCCACGAGTCGGTGTGGTGGGCGGCCTACCAGAAGCTGCCCTATATCAAGCCCCTGGTGTTCGACCTCATGCGGATGTACGAGGCGGAGTCCCTGGGGATGGTCTTGATCACCCGGATCCCGGCCGGCGGGGAAGTGAGGCGCCACATGGATGCCGGCTGGCACGCGCAGCAGTATTTGAAGTTCGCCCTTCAATTGAAATCCGCCCCCGGACAGAAGTTCTGTTACGACGGGATCGAGCTTGAGACCGAGCCCGGGGACCTCTATGCCTTTGATAATTCGCGCCCCCATTGGGTCACGAATCCGACGGACCAAGAACGTTGGACCCTGATCATGTGCCTGCGCCTGGAGCAACCGAATTGCCTCAACTGCCGATGGTTGGGGCCCGAAGTTCACTAGGAGACGCACATGCCAGCAGGATGGGTAGCGGCGGGCGGCGCCGCGCTTGAGGCGGGGGAATCGATCTCGGCGAATAACGCCGCGGCGAGCACCACCAAGACGAACAACGCGAACGCGGCCGTGGTCTCGGGCGCTCAGAACACCATGCTGAATCAGGCGGAGACGGTCGCCAATCAGCCGTTCCAGGCCTACACCGGGACCCTGACCGCCCCCATGTCGGGGAACCAGCAACAGGCCTACACGACCGCCTCGACCGCCGCGAACCAACAGGCGGGCCAGGCCGATGTCGCGCAAGGCACGAGTCTCTTGGCGTCCGAGCAGCCGTGGAACGCGACGACGGCGGCCACCTACGAGAACCCGTACACCCAACAGGTCACCGACGCGACGCTCGCCGCCCAAAACAAGAGCTATCTGCAATCGATGGCCCAGCAGCAGACCGGCGCCGGCGCGACCGATTCCTTCGGGAACTCGAGGAACGCGATCACCGAGGCGGACTTGACCGCCAACAACACGTTGAACACGGCGACCACCACCGCGAATCTGAACGCCAACGCCTACAACTCGGCGATAACCGCCTGGCAGGCCGACAATCAGGCGAAAACCCAGGCCGCCTCCGCGTACATGAACGCGGGGAATGATGTCACCAACATGACGAATGACCAGATCCAGAACCTCCTCCAAACGGGCGGGGTCTCCCAGGTCATTAGCCAAACGGACCTCAATAACGAATACGGCCAGTTCATGCGCCAGCAAGGCTGGAGCGCGCAGCAGCTGGGGCCGCTGATCCAATCGGTGAGCGCCGCCAAAGGGTCTGGCGCACAGCAAACGCCCGTCCAGTCGAATGTCGGGAACGCGATCTTGGGGCTGGGATCGACCGTGGCCGGGCTCTACGGCGGCGGCTCGTTCGGGACCTCCTCGAGCACCAGCAACTACTTCGGGAGCGCGAGCTCGAACAACCTCTCGAACTCGGATCTCAATAACATCTACCAGGCGACGGGCCCTTAAGGAGCTCTCATGGCCGCAGGAACCTTGTCCGCTCCCGATCCCGATCAACTCTCGCAGCCCCCGCCGGCGATGCCGCCGATCCAGGGCGCGCCAGCGCCCTTGGCCGCCACCCCCTCCCAGCCCGCATCCCCTGGCGCCGGCGCCCCGCAGCAAGGGCCACCAGCGCCGACCGGGACCCTCGGCGCGCAGCCGAATGGCATCGAGAACGCGCGCCAGAAAGGCCAGATCAACACGGGCCCGAAGGCCGAGTTCGACCCGAAGAAGCTCGCGACCGCTCAGACGACCCTCGACCTCATCAACGCGATGAAGCCGCAGTCGCGCACCGATTACATGGATTGGTGGCAGAAGCAGCACGGCGATATCGATGAGAAGTATGACCAGCTGAAGCAGTCGATCGGCGCGCGCCCCTCCGACGATGAGCCGCAGACCCAGAAGGAGAAGTTCGCCGCGCTCTTGGAGTTCGGGCTTCACCTCATGAAGGGGACGGCCGCCGCGGTCGGCTCAAGCAACCAAGCGGCTCCCCTCGCGAATGCGGTCTCGGACTCGGTCGAGGATGCCCAGAAGAGCCACCAAGCGAGCATCACCGCCGCGCAGGGGCAGTACGACACCCAGGCGAACGCGATCGAGGAGCAGCGCCAGAAAGAGCTCCAGGGGATCGGCACGCCCGCGGCCGCGATGAAGGAGCAGACCGATGTCAACCGCCAGGATGCGGAGAACCTGAAGGACACCGCATCGGCCTACAAGGATGTTGACTCGACGCTTTCCGAGAAAGGCACGCCCCCCGCGAAGACCTACTCGACCGGCCAGGACGGTGGCTTGTACTCCCTCGAGCCTGACGAAAGCGGCAATCCCGTGGCGAAACCGGTGATGGGGATTGACGGAAAGCCCTATCGAGGGTCGGTCCTCGGCCGCGCGACCGGTTCCGGCATAGCGCCCAAAGACACCGCGCAGATCCGCAATTACAACTATTTGACCAGCGTGCTCAAGGTGGACCCGAACACGGCGAACACGATCGCCTTCCGACCCCCCACGGGCAATTCCTTGAAGGACCACGCCTCGATCTATAAGGCGGCCATGACGGCGACCATGGGGGATACCGACAAGGCGAAGGCGGCAGCCGATCAATACGTCCTCGACAACTATGGCGCGGGCGAGCTCTCGCGTGCGACCGCTCCCGCCATTCCGCCGGCCGCCAAGCCAGGTGGTGCACCCACCGGTGGACCGCCACCTCAAGCTCTCCAAGGCTTGAAGCCCGGCATGGCGCGCGCGCTGAAAGGACCGGACGGCACGGTGAGCAAGTGGACCGTCGACATCGAGGGCAACCCCATCCGAGTCGGCGCGACCGCGCCCATCCAGTAGCCCATGGGCGCCGGCTGGATTGCACAGGGCCCGGATACGCCAGCGCCCCCCGCGCCGGCGACTCCTGCTGCGCCCGCGGCCCCGCCGGTCAACGCGATCGACGGGCAGCCCGCATCCCAGGCGCCCGGTAGCTGGACGCCGGTGGGTGCGGATGAGGCGACGATCCCTTCTATCGCGCGGCCGCACCAGCAGAGCGCCAACCCGATCGAGAACACCCGGAACATCTTCCAAGCGACCCGGGATGTGCTCTTCGGTCATGCGCCGGCGCCGGGGGAGAAGGACCGGGTCACGAACTACGGGGTCTTCCCCTCGATCGAGGACTCGCTGAACGCGGACGTGGACAAGGTCAATCAGGGGCCGTCCTGGTCGACGCTCGCCTCCTCCTACCCCCACGTGGTGGGTGCGCAGTTCCAGAAGATCGGCGCGGGGTACCAGGAGTCGCACGGCGCGGCCCAGGTCTCGAGCGCGAGCAGCCAGCTGGCCGCCTTGATGACGCTCCCGCAGGTCGCCGCGCGGATGCCGGGGACGGACGATGCCGCGAAGATCGATGCGATGGCCAAGGACCCGGCGGTCAAGAAAGCGGCGATATCGGTCGGGCTCGACCCCGTCGTCTTCGCCAACATGTGGGGGCAGTATTCCGGGCTCACGCAAGAGGAACAGGCCGATCAGGCCGCGGCCGCACAGCGGGTGCTCGCCGCCGGCAAATCGAACCTGACCGCGGGCAAATCCTCGCGCCTCCAGGCCTGGGCGGATGAGACCGTCTGGAACCCCTCCGACCTTCAGGGCGGCAAGCTCGACCCCTGGAGCTTGAAAGGCGTCGCCTTCAACGCCGCGACCGCGGCGCCCGCCTTGGCCGCGACCGCGGCGGCCACGGTCGGCGCGACGGCGGTCGCAGGTCCTGCAGCGGGCCTGGCCGCCGGTGGCGCGACCGCGGCGGCGCTCTTCGCCCCTGCCCAGCGCGAGGACGTGAAGAACAAGATCGACGCTCAGGTGGACACCTTGATGCAGCGCGCCGATGACGTCGACCGCGCATCCCCGGTGGGTCAGCAGCGGAACTTGAACCCGGTCTCGACCAACTTGCGCCAGCAGGCCGCGGACCTCTCGGCGAAGTCAGACCAGATCGCCGACACGGCCGGGTTCCTGTACGCGATCGCCGACACCGCGGGCGCGCTCCCCGTGGCCTCCGTCCTTTCCAAGGCGCCGGGCGGCCAGGCGGTCTTGAATCGGATCATTGGCGCCGGCGTGTCGAAGACCGTCGGGGGCCGGGTCGCTTCCGCCATGGTCGCGAACGGCGCGGGCGGCATCGTCCAGGCCTCGCTCCAGAAGGCGATCGATATCGGGGTCGTGCACGAGAATCAGCCCTTGGGCGATGCCTTGAAGGACATTGCCTACACCGGGGTCGTCGCCGCCGTGACCGCCGCGCCCATTGCTGCCGCGCACGAGGCGGCGCAGGCGCCCGGGCGCTGGGCGCAGGAGCGCACCCTCCAGCAGGACGAGCTCCTCGCCCGTGCGCGCGCGGCATCCGACTCACTTGGCGCGAAGCAGCCGGGCGCCGCGCCCGGGGGCCCGCAACCCGCGGCCTCCCCCGAGGAACAGGGTTACACGTGGAACAATCAGACCAAGCGCTACGATCCACCCCCGGGCGCTACCACGGGTCAGCCTCCTCGAGCGCCGGTCCTCGGGCCTCCTGGGGGCTCTGGTGCAACAAAACCGCCCCCGGGTGAGACGAATCAGCCTTCCGGTGCACCAAATGGGGCCAAAGCTGAGACGTATCAGGGAAAGATCGACACGCTGAACCAAGCGGCCGCCAAGGCCGAGAAGCGCTCCGACCTCTCCCTTCAGCCCGAGGAGGAAGGCTGGTCGATCCACATCAACGGCGAGCCCGTGGCCACCTTCGAGACCGCGGC